CGAGGCGGCCATGTCATCCGGGTCGAACTCAACCGGAACCGTCAGATCACGAAGATCATGCAGCTTCGCCTTGAGTTCAGCGAAAAACCGGTCGGTAAGAGGAACGACATCAATGCCGACCTCGCCAGCGGAAAAAGCAGGACGCTCCATACGCACACACTCCTAAAAGAAACACCCACGAATCCAAGGGGAAGAAAGAGGGAAAAGACCCCTCGGAAACATGGGCAAAAACAAAAAACCGGCAGAATCAGCCGCCGAAGCAACTACGAACCCGAGCCATATAGTCAGCCAGACTCGTCACATGCGAACCATCCACACGATTGACATCACGAGACACGGCATCAACGCCGGGCGGAAGAATCGGCTCAAAGCCAACCTTCTTCCCACTCCAATGGGAAACAGCCAGCGAACGCAACGAATCCAACGTGTTCTGCAATTGCAGCAACAGCATTTCGGACTGGCCGAAACCAAGCCACCTCAACTGCAACCGTTCAGCACGGTCGGAACCGCCACCGGCACCATCATGCTCCAACAGCCACGCACGCCACTGCGAATCGGGAATGGCCTCCAAACCATCCAACAAGTCGCAAAGAAAATTCGGATCATACGCATGAACGTCAGCCGGAAGATTCAGCCGGTAGAAACGACGGAAATCGGAGACAACCCCTACTCGGCAGTCCGAGACTGCTTTTTCGAGGCGCTTGATTTTCCCAAACGCTCCACGTAGAAGCGTGTGAGTGCTGCGAACATGTTCAACAGGTCAAACAGGCCACGACCCTTCGTCCACTCCGCGTAAGCGTCAGCATCAACGGCAAGCCCCTTGTAGAAAGGGTCAGCGATCTCCACGTATTCGGCCATGGCAACGGCGACAGCATCATCCGACACGGTTTTCTTCGCCTTGCCGCCGAACACGCCACCGTCACGCATGACAAGCAGACGCTCGTTCAAACGACGTTCGACCACGGCGAACAACGCGGTCTGAGACGGCGAGAAAGATTCCGCCTGCACCATTTCCGGCAATCCGGCCATCACATCATCGTAACCGGCCAGACCATCCCAATCAGTCGGAAAAACATTCTCTTCAACATCGTTTTCAGCCATACAAAACTCCAATCCGTGAAAAAGCCAACACCCGTCTGCGGTAAAAAAGAAAATCCCCTGATGGGCGACAAACAGGAGAAGAACACCCGTCAGGGGAAGAATCAAAAACCCTCAGACTCACGCAGCAGCATGGTCGAAATCGTCAGGATCATAGAAAGCGATGCTGGAAGCCTTGCCGCTCTTGGTCCTCGGAAGAACAGTGGAAGTCATGATGTTGCCTTCCAGCTTGAACGTGTTGAAATCATCCTGAGCCAAGGACGGAAGCTCGCTATAGGCGAGGCTCAGGTTCGGAATCCAAATGCCGAACTTCTCACCGGTGTTCGTGTCCTCGATGTAGATGAACAGCGCCTTCGGCTGCTCGACCTTATCCAAGGCGACTGCGGTGCCGCCACCGGCGATTTCGGCAGCGTCGAACATCAGTTTGAACATTTCCTTGTCGCCCTGGACGCTGGAAATCGTGACCTTGCCGGTGACGGAATCGTAAGTGGTGCGGAACTTGCTCTTGTTCCAAGTATCCTTGGTTGTCGCGTCGCCGCCGCTCGTCTCGAAAGACGGC